TTGTGATTTAACTTCATTGATTAATTTGTTAATAAAATCTGTTCTAAATGAAATGTTCATGTTAGAAAGAAATTTATAAAATTCATCATCTGTATAATGTTCTGATGATTGCAAACCTAAAGTGATGTAATAATCAAATTCTCCTTTTTTGAAAGGTATATCATATGAGTTTCCACTATAAACATATATATCTAAGTTAAACTCTTTTTCATAATTTTGCTTTTTTATTTTAATTTCAATACCCTTTAAGTTTCCTTCGGTAAAATTACTTTTTTGAGTTTCAACTATATATGGTGAATAATCAAAAAATTCACAAGGCGTGACCCCTAAAAAATTACATAATTTATCAACGGTATCAAACTGAACCCCTTTCCCTGTATTTTCTGCAATTGCCATTAAAGTAGTTTTTGAAATACCGGTTTCTTCATATAAATCCGCTATTTTCAAACCTCTTTCAGCCATTAATACAGACAATCTACTTTGAATCATAATTTTTACCTCCATCTATATTTACAACTATCTTACTATAAGTCACTAAAAAAATACAGAGTTCACTAATATAGTTTTCCGTATTGACATCTGTCACAATTATCTATACAATGTAATTAATAACAGAGTTCGAAAAAATAAAACAATAATCTGTTATAAAGGAGTGAGTTAGAATGAAAAATAATTTTAGAGTGATACTCGCTATTAAAAACTTTCAATAGCTGATGTATTTGAGGGAACTGGTATTGCTAAAACCACTTTATATGGTCTGTATCATGAAAAAACTAAAAACCCTGATACTTCTACTATTATTAAAATTTGTAAGTATCTTAAAATTACACCTAATGAATTTCTTGGAATTGATAATAAAGAAAAGGAGGCTTAAACCATGTTTAACATTGATATTGATGAACAAGAAGCTAGGGACATGCTTCAAAAAGCAATTGATGAACGTATTGATGAGTTAGCCCATGATAAGTATTTCATGACCTACAAAGAGCTGGCAGACTATTTGAATTTAAGTAAGCCGACGATTGAAGATCTACTTATTAAAAATGGTATGAAATATTACCGTGTAGGAAGCACGTACCGATTCAAAAAGTCAGATGTTGACGAGTTCATGGAACGTATCACATCGCAAATGGATATTCGCAACAATGACCTTAAAAAATTGAAGTTGAAAGCAGGTAACTAACATGAAACAACAAGTGATTATTACTAAGTCGGGTATTGGTTGGTTCAACATCAAAGACACTGACCACAATCTATTACTCAACATAGCACCAGACGTTTTTAAAGAGCATTTTCCAGAAGTCAGCGAAGATATTTATATCGCGTGTCTAGAGCTTGATATTAGCAGAATTTTAGAACTTAAGAATAAGAAAAAGGTAGGTAACTAAAGTGAAAATTAAGCAAAGATATTATTTGTCGAAAGTAGTTAAAGTGTTAGAGAAAGTATTAGATGAGAAGGGTAAAGATGTTTTCTTATCAGCGAAAGACAGATTTCATTCAATTACTAATCATAAATATAGCGATACAGAATTTTACGAACATATTTTAAAGTTAGTTCATAAAGAGTTGTTTAACATTCTCGCAGAGTTAGATTTTGAAGATGAGGTATTTCCAATTATTGATGAAGTGACTATGACATTAAGCGACGTTATGAACGAAGATAAGGAAATTTACCACTATACCGTTAAAGACAGCACAGGAGAACATAAACACACAACAGATCGTGAAGGTCATGTAATTGGGATTTTAGAATGGACATTAGATTATATCGTTGGAAATATCGAAGTGGAGGACATTTAAATGAATTGGGAGATTAGAAACTTATTTTGTGAAATTGGAACTATCAAAAATAAATTAGAGGATTTAGCACAAAGCGAAGCATGGTTTGGTGAAAGTATGTTCAATTTTGATGATGTACTAAAAACAAAAGAACAATTATTGCTTTACGCACATAGTTACAAAGAGGCAAAAATTCACCATAATCAAACGTTAGATCTGATGCTTTACTATTTATCTGAATTTGACGAACTTATTCAAAAGTTTCATGAAATAGAAAAAGCGTCACTTCAAGCCGACCAAAGCAAAAGTGACGCGTAAAAATAACAATATACCAGAGCGAACAAAACTCTATAACTATATTATAGCAGTTTTTGCTCTGGTATTCATCAGAGGTGGTAAAATGAATAAAATAAATTTGGAATATGATACTCAAGTAAGTATGGTGTGGTATGACAGTTTAGACGCTGGTTCATTTAAACAATTCTCACAACCTAAGTGGAGTGAGCTTGTTAATAGATTAGCTATACCACAAATTAATAATAATAAATATAGTCGTGGGGTTGCCGTATATGGCGACCTTGCCGATAGTGATAAAGGTAAAAAATACCGTGCAGATAATAATGTGATCTATCGAGATGTATTGGTATTAGACTATGATGAAATTTCTGATTTAAAGGCATTAAATGAGGCATTTAAAGCACATTTAGGAGCATTTGCTTACTTTTGGCATACAAGTTATAGCCACCACACAGAAGCCCCTAGATTACGCTTATTTATTCCCTTAAATAAACGTATTAACGGCGAAGAGTATCGAAAGTATACAAAGGTGCTAGCTTCTAAGATAGGTCACAAAGTAGATGAGGGTTCATACCAACCTAGCAGAGCAATGGCATTACCCGTTATAAAAGATAAAACCCGTGCGTTTGTATATAGATGTAATGACGCTCCAATATTGGATTGTCCTACTATAGAAGGTTGGGCAAACGAGTTTAAACAAGAGGATGAGCCTATTACTGTTTCATATAAAGCTAAACGTGACAGCGCATATTGGCGTGATATTGCATTTGGAGTTAGTGAAGGTGAACGGAATCAAACCTTAGCTTCATTAATAGGTTATCTGTTGCGTAGATATGTAGATCAATATTTGGTCTATGGTCTGGTAAGCGCATGGGCAATGACTTGTACACCGCCGATTGAACAAAAAGAAGTAAATAAAACATTCGAAAGTATTTTAAAAAGAGATAATCAAAATAAGAAGGGGGTTTCTGATTGAGTGAAGTAACTAAAGAAGATGTTTTCGAGTTAATCGAAAAAACTAACTATATGACCAATAACGACGATTGGCGCAGTAAATTAAGACGAACAGCAACAACTAATGCATTAAAAAAGACAACAACTAACGCAGAGATTATTTTAGGCAACGATGAAAGTTTAAATAATTTAGTTCAATATGATGTATTTGAAAATGTCACTAAACTTAAACGCCTTCCTTACTGGCGCTCAAAAGACGATACAAATTACTATTGGGCCGATATTGACACAACACATGTTATATCTTATATAGACAGAGTTTATAATGTGCAGTTCAGCCGTGATGTTATGGATAGTGTTATAGAAAAAGAAGCCTATCAAAACAAATTCCACCCTATCAAGTCACTTATTGAAAGTAAACAATGGGACGGCGTAAAAAGAATAGAAACGCTTTTTATTGATTACTTAGGTGCAGAAGATACACATTATAACCGTGAAGTAGCTAAAAAATGGGTGATGGGAGCAATTGCCAGAATATACAAGCCCGGTATTAAATACGACACAATGGTTATTTTATATGGTAAACAAGGCGGGGGTAAATCAACACTGGCGAGCCGTATGGGTGGTCAATGGTATAACCAAAGTATTAATACATTCAAAGGTGATGAAGCCTACAAAAAGCTACAAGGTTCATGGATTTGTGAAATTGAAGAACTATCAGCCTTTCAAAAATCTACTATTGAAGATATTAAGAGTTTTATCAGTGCGGTTGTTGATATTTACAGAGCTTCTTATGGTAAACGTAGTGAGAGACACCCACGTCAAAGTGTTTTTGTAGGTACAACGAACAATTATGAGTTTTTAAAAGATAAGACAGGTAATAGACGTTTCTTACCGGTTACTACTGATAAGGATAAATCAACTAAAAGCCCGTTTGATGATCTAACACCTGAGGTTGTTCAACAAATGTACGCAGAAGCTAAAGTATATTTTGATAAAAACCCTATTGATAAAGCATTACTTTTAGACAAAGAAGCCTCAAAAACTGCTTTAGAAATGCAAGCAGAACATTCAGAGAAAGATACGCTTATCGGAGAAATAGAGGACTTCCTAGAGCAACCTATACCATCTGATTATTGGTCGTTAAGTTTACATGATAAACAAATTTTATTCAATGGTGTAAATGGTACAAATTCAGATAATCACAGATTCTCTTTTTATAACGACGGTACTTTGTTCTCATTAGATGGTTCAAAGCCGGGTCAATATGTATGGCGTGATAAGGTTTGCAGTAAAGAAGTTTGGAAAGTGATGATGGGCAGAGATGACCAGCCTCAACCTCATCATTTACGTAAGATTGATGAAGCAATTAGAAATACACGCTATTGTGGGATAAGTAAAAAACAATCTCGGTACGGCGAAGGAATAGGTAAACAATATGGATTCGACGTTGATATGTCTTCGTACTATTCTGAATTGATTAATATAAAGTCTTAACAGCAAGACAGTAAGACAGATATAAGACAGTTACAAGACACCCTCAATACTTTGTGGGAGTAAGTGCCACGCTATAACTGTCTCGGTGTCTTATAAACTTTACTCTAAACTTTAGGAAAATTACTATTTATTCTCAAAGTGTTGGGGTGAAATCATAAGACAGTAAGACAGTATAGCTTTATCCTTTGTGGCAGTAAGGTTTAAAGGTGTCTCATAGTTGTAGCATGGCATAAGACAGTGGGACACTTAACAGGACAATGGAGGTTGAAAATGAACAAAAATAGATTAAAAAATAAAATCTTGGAATATATCAAGACTCATAAAGAAACATCATTTGTAGAAATAGAAAGGATATTTGAAGAAAATAACTTCAATTACAAAGGGGATATAGCATATTTAAGCGGAGAAAACACCAATGTTGTATTTTGGATTGGTTGGAATGAGGAAGCGTTCAAGCTAATTTCTGATTTAAAAAGAGAGGGCGATATAGAAATGACAATATGTCCGCCAATATATTACATGATCGATGGTAAATGTTTGGAGTTGCCGATTGTAAAGTCAAAGAACATCAAAACAGAACATTGGTTACCGGTTGCGTTTTCAGTTGTATAGCGTAGATACACTGATCTAAATGAATTCAAATAGAATTCTTAAAATGATACGTAGAACAATTTAGAAAAGCAAAAGTGTTAAAGCAATACTACAGTAATTAAAAATTGGAGGTAATTATATGTGAGTATTTCATCAAAATAGGAGGGATAGTATGAAGTTCCAATATCTTGATAGTAGTTGAGCTATGCAGCGTTCATTAAAGACTATGAAAGGAATAGAGGTCGGTTGTGATTGATTTTGAATTAGTTGATATTGTCCCCGAAGATTTTCACAGAAAAGAATTAATCCAGTTTTTAGATAGAGATACGAAGAACAGTATTATTCAAACATACGAAAATGAAATCGAAGACTTATACACTATGCATTATCCACGTATGGCAAGTGATTTAATAAGTATGTCAATCTATTACGAACGCCAGTCTATTGAGTCGCTGGTATTAGAAATTACAGCTAAGAAAAACACTTTAGAAAAGTTTAAACGTAAAGCCAGAAACTATTGCAGTACTGTATATAGATTACTTGGTAAATATAGCCCAGATGAACAAAAAGAGATCATGCACTATTTCAACAGTAAGGGTATGACACCATATACTACGTTAATACGTGACTTTGTATGTCAAAGTTATAGAGCTAACGAAGAAAAACGATTAAAGGAACAGCACGAAAAAGAGGAGCTTAGAAGACAACAATTTTTAGAAAATGTAGAAGCATATAAACGAATTAACCACAATTAAAGGAGGTGAGATAATGACGCAAACAAAGGAAAAAGTGCAAAAATTACCAGATGAACACCGCCAAGTACTCAATGTGATAATTAATGCACCAAACAAACATATTACTAAAGAGAAGATTTTAAATCAATTAGGTTATGAAAAGAACTCAACAAATGAACGTTGGGTACGCCGTGTTATAAGTGATTTATCAACTTATTATGGTTATCCTATCGGCTGCAACTATTCGCCTAAGCAAAAGGGTTATTTCATGATTACAACTTATGATGAAAAAATACAAGCTATCAAAAGTTTAACCAGTTTGATTGAAGGCAGCATACGCAGACGTGAAGCAGTTAAAAACGTTAAGGTAAAGGAGTAGTAGTATGAGAACACAACATTTATTTGATAAGTACAATAAAGAAATATCAGATTATCAGAACCGTATTAACACAGTTAAGAAACAAATTGAAGATAATAACCAACAATTATCAGAGCTCAATTCAAAGTATAAAAATGCATTGAAAAACAATGAGTTTCAAGAAGCTGAAAGTATTTATAGTGATGTAAGTGAATTAGAAGAAAAGAACAAAGCACTTGTGAAGGAACATAACATTAAAACATCAATGTTCAATGATGTTAAGAATGAAAAGATGATTGATCTACTATCTAATTTATCGGTGGTCGACTCATATTATAAGGACGACTTTAAGAAAGTCTTAAATAAATTAGATAAAATTATCAGAGATTATAATAATGTTATTGACGAATTAAATAAGTTGAATAGTGAATATAGCAAAGAAAAGTATAAATACTATTCGCTTATTGAAACTAAAGGTTTAATAAGAAATGCAGCATTAAAAGAAAAAATGAATGGTATGCCTTTAACAAAACCAGTTAACCTAAATTATTTTAACGTTAAGAACATTAGTATTAAAGATGATAAATTGGAGGTAAAGCAATGAAGTATACAAACTTGATTAAACAAATAGATGAAACGACACTTACGGAAAAGGATAAATTAAAGTTGTTATCTGCATTAGAAGAGGACGCACAAGCAAATGACAAAGCGGAAGCAGCAGAGAAAGAGGAACAGGAACAAAGAGAAGCAGAAACAAACCGTAGACAAGCATTGCAAAGCATTCTTGAAAAAGGTAATATCAGAGACTAACTCAAATAACAATAAGGCTCACTTGTAATAAGTGGGCTTTTAAAATAAAGGAGGTGTTTATAATGGCCAAATTAACAGATAAACAAGAACGTTTTGCCGTTGAGTATATAAAGACCTTAAATGCTACTCAATCGGCTATAAATGCTGGTTACAGTCCTAAAACAGCATATTCTATCGGTAACAAACTATTGAAGAAAGACGAAATAGCCGAGTTCATAAGGGGTCAAAAACAAAAGATACTTGATGAAGGTATTTTAGAAGCTAGAGAGTTGCTATATCTCATGAGTAAAGCAGCAACAGGTCAAGAAACCGAAACAAAAGAGGTTGTTGTAAAACGTGGCGAGTACGTACGTAATCCAGATACAGACCGTTTAAATGTGATATATAATGAACACGTTGAAATGGTGGACGTACCAGTGAAGGTAAGCGACCGCAACAAGGCTCGTGAAATGCTAGGTAAATACCACAAGTTGTTTACAGAACGTCATGAGGTAGCCACAGGAACTACTATGTTTGTAACTGTGGGTGATGATAAAGAACAAGCTGAACAGGAAATAGAGAAGCTGCAAAGGCAAAACCCTAATGGTTTCATGTTTATAGATGATTTAGAAGAATGATATTTAACCACTGTCTTATTATAAGGCGGTGGTTTTTAATAATCTAACATGTAATATTAGAATAAACGTGTTTTCGTTTGAAAAAGCACTTTTAGAGATCTAACTCTTAAAGCTACAATAGTTGGTGTTGAATTGAGATTTGCTTTCACAGAATGTTTATATACAAAAAAGCCACCACACCGTAGTGTAGTGACTCTCTTAAATCATCAAAAAAGAAGATTGTATGACCAATGTACCTTGAAGGTACACATATATAATAACATGAAAGTTCTAATTTGCATAAGAGGTTTCTAAAAGTTGTGGTACTTAAATGGTAGGGGAGTCAAAACTCAATATTGAGTTCTGGTAGCACATTATTGGTCGCACAAAAAAGTTTAAACAAAATGTAAATGTACACGTTCAAACAGACAAAAAAGTCTGATTGTGATCTAAAAGCTATTAGTCAAAAAAGACTAACAGTATTAAGTGTCGTGAAATGCGACGTTAGGTAAAAAATACTAACGCTAATTGCGATGAATGTGATATAGTTGATTTCAAGGCGTATTAAATAGAAAACCGTAATTATTAGTTGAAGAGGAGAGAAACAAAGAATTTATGGGTATATATACATTG